GTGTCGCCAGACCCTGCGTTCAGCGTGGTAAACGCGAACTGCCCGTTGGCGTCGGTCGTAACCTGGCGCTGGGCAAACCGATAGTACGGAGCCGCGTTCAGAATATTTGACCATTCGCTGTCAAACACGCTGTTCAAGACCGTCTTGATAATCGGGTCTTCCCAGCGGGTTGAGCCAACCGCATCCATGTACTCGCGTGTATTCGAGATCAGTTGCTGAAGGGAAACGGCTGACATCTCTACTCCTTAGCTGACTTTACGAGGACGGCCACGGCCACGACGGATCGTAGCAGGATTGGCGCTGTCCAGCATATCCCCAATCGCTGCGTCCACGGCGGCACTCACCACCCCCGTGTTGTAACTCTCCACCGAGTTTGACAGCCGCTGGATGTCGTCCCGTGGAAAGGCACGGACCATCCTGCTCAAGTACGCTGGCGCTTCGTCTACTGAGCAGCCAAGCGGAAGATAGCCGATAATGTCGTAGGCCATGTTGGCATCATAGCTCTCGTTCTGCACCCACTCCCAGCGACGGTCATCCGGTTGCCACTCCATGCAGACGCCCCATGTCGGGACACCCGTATCAATCAGTCGCAACTTCAGTCCACCATGCACCGCCCGAAGCCGCCGCTGAATCTCAGGCGACGGCTCGGGGATGCCCGCAGGATTCACCAGAATCACGGGCGATGCCATGTTACTCCTGCACCAACAGTTCGACGACCACCGTCGCATCGTCGGGCTGCGCTGAGACAGCACCCACGGTCACCATCGCCACGCGAAGGCTGTCCGCCGTGGTCAGCGTCCGCTGGGCGTCCGTGGTCGTGGTCAGGAACACAAACTGCAACGGCGTGTCAGCCGTCTTGGTGTTGATGTCCAGACCCGCCGTCAGGGCCACCGCCGTGGCACCCGTCATCTTGAACAGCGTGACGACACACGACGTGGCGGCGGTCGGGTACGTCCCCGCACAGAAGGTCGCCCGATTGACATACGCCTTGGCAGGGAACCCGCCAATGTTGTGATTGTCCGTGCCAGCCGCCAGCGTGCCCGTGTTCAAACGGCCACTGGTCAGCGGGACAGGCAGCGTCCCAAGACGCCCCGGCTTTGGAGCAAAAAAGTTATAGGCCATCTAGTCTCCCAGTTGATCCCAATGGGGGGCAGCCGCCGAAGTGCGACCACCCCCCACCGCGACTAAATGTGGCTGTAGCGAGCCGTGTCCGTGTAGCCTGTGATCGAGCCATGCGCGTTTCGCGCCAGACAGGCGAGGTTGCCGTACCAGCCGTAGGTCGTTTCAAACGCATCGCGACCCTGCAACCAACGCCACGGACCCGCGCCCTCAAACTCCACGAAGCCCCAATCCTTGGCATCCACCCACGCCAGCGACGGGATGTGCAGGAGGTAGATCGTGCCAGCGGGGACGTAGTAGTCCGTCACGCACGGGATACCACAGATTTCGATGGCCTTGTAGCCACCCTTGATCGTGGTGCCGAACTCGCCAGCGGTGAACCGACGCTGCGCCACCATGCTCTCCATGAGCTTCTTCGCCATGCCAGGGGTGGTCATGAGGAGGAAGTCCTTGGGCTTCACGTTGGCGTCCTTGCCAGAACGACCAGCGATGCGCTGGATCAAGTCCCAGATGTCCGATTCGGTCGGCTGGGTGGCGTCAGGCGTGTCCGTACCAGCGACGAGACGGGTGGCATCCCAGATGCTGTAGGTCGCGTTGCTGATGTTGTGCAGCGAAGCGTAGCCGTTGCCACGGTTCGTGATGTTGATCAGCCCGTTCATCGCGCCGTTGAACGAGGTATCGCTCGCCGTCGCCTTCACGATCTTGTCCGTCGCAGCCATGCTGGCGATGGCCGTGCCCAACGTCAGGGTGGCGTTGTCGCCGCTGTTCGTGATCGCCGTGATGGCCGAACGACCCAGCACTGCGTTTGACGAGGACGTATCCAGCACCGCGATGTAGTCGCCCACGGAGAGGAGAAGAGAACCCTGACCCGCCGAGGCCACGCCGTACGGCGAAGACACGATGATTTCGGTCGTGGTAGTCACCGTACCGATCAAGGCCACCACACCGTCAGACTTGTTGTGCAGCGCCTGCTGCATGAGCAGCATCGAGGCGTCCTTGATTTCTTCCATCGTCTTGCTGGCGATGGTCGTGAAGGCCGCATCCTTGGACTGCGTGCCGACAAACGCCAGACCGTCAACCTGACGGGTGGTGTAAGCGCGGACGATACCAACGTTCGCCTGGACTTCCGTCGCCGTCGTGTCAGGCGGGAAGTAGCCAGAGGCCGAGAAGGTGGCACCAGCCGGACGGCCCGTCACCACGTCGAAGAACACGTTGTTACCGCCCCAACGCATATTGCGCGGGCCACCAGAGCGTCCCTTCTCCAACTGCGCGAGGAGGGGGGTGACAAGGTTCTGCACCTTCTCACGGAACTGCGAGTACACGTTCTTCAGGAGGCCGGTTAGCTCGGCATCGGTGATCAAAGTGGGGTTAGCCACGGGTTACCTCTTGAGATGAATTATCGGAATGACGACAACGCCGTACTCAACGCACTAGCCACGGCATCATCAACGGTGTTGCCCGTATAGGCTTTCGGCTTGCCAGACGGCTTGCCAGCACTGCCAACGGGGAGGGTCTTCTGTCCTACGGCGCGTTTGGCTTTCTGTGACTCAATGCGGGCTTGGTCGCGCTCTGCCAACGCCTTCTGCGTATCAGACTTTACCGCAGTGGTAGTTGTGCGAGAGCGGCGTTCGTGCTGCGCCTGTGCCCATACGGCCAAATCGTTGAGGATGTACTCACGGACAGCATCGTAGCGTGACGTTGGGACATACGCCTCTCCGTTGGGAGCGCGTTCAACGTGCGCGTACATGGCCATCTGGAACTTCTCAGCGAGTTCTTCCGCAGGAATAGATGGCAGTGCCTCAGCAATCATGTTGAGGGCTGGCATCACTTCATTCGTGTAGAACGTCTCGCCTTTCTCCGCAATCGCAGACATCTGGTGCTGCACACGAAGGTCCTGCACCTGTTGCTCTGCGCGAGCGGCCCTTTGTTCCGGCGAGTTCTGTTCGCCATACGCATCGCGCACGGCCAATAAGAAGTCGTCGTCTAACAACAGCTTTTCGATCTGTGCTTCGCGTTCCGACAGCAAGGTCGCGAGTTCTTCGCGCTCCTGTTGGACCTGTTGAGACATCTGCTCAACCTGCTGGACCTTCTGCTCCCGCTCTTGGTTGTACACGCCCCACTGCGCCAACTTGACCACCTGGTCCAACCGATCAGTTCGCACCTTACCGTTGGCCTTGTACTCGACCATCAAGTCAGGAACTTCTACCTCTCCCTCTGCATCACGGAGCGTAAACTCTGTGGCCAAGGCATCCGTGACCGTGCGAACGGCCACATAGCCTTCTGGCATATCGACTGGCGCATCGCTCTCTTCTGATTCCTCAGAACTTTCTGACGCATCACCTTCTGCATTGGGGGCCAGTGTCTCTTCGGCGTCTTCAGCCACCGCCGTGTTTTGCTGTGGTGGGAGGGCGTTTTCGATAGCACTGGAAATAGCTTCACCGAGGTCCATGCGGGGTCCTATTGCTGTCGGGATAAGATGTCAGCTTGCTGTGCGGCTTGTTCCTCTTCTGGAATGCCAGCCAAACTCTGTTGGAGTAGGTTGGTGACCCCGAGCGGAGGATTACCACTGGCGAGCGGTAACTGTCCCGGTGGGAAATTTGGCACACTGGCTGCGGCGGGGCCGCTTGCTGGGCCAGCACCAGCAGGAGCGGCACCTTGCGGTGGACCTCCCCCTTGTTTCTGCTGCGCTTGATTCGCCAGTGCCACCCACCGCTCCTGCGCGGCGGCGATAACGGACGGATCAACGTCATCCTGCAACAACAACTCACGTTCCAGCACATCTTGGTGGATACTTTCGTTGTCCTGCCACCGCATCTCAGGCACAAGCGTTTGCATCCGAATCGCGTCAGCCACCCGCTTGGCGCGAGCTTCTTGGTCATCGTCTGGTGTGGCAATATCGCGAGCCACGGCAAACATCTGGCGACGACGGTACTCCTTCATGTCGATCACGCCCGTCTGGAGCCAGTTGTCCAGCAAGTACATACGGAACGCCATCGGCATGGGCATCATCGTTGCCGCCTCGACCTTCACATCGCTCTGGCCGTCAAAGTCCGACGACGACACGGCACGGGCCAGATCGGGACGGCCTTTGCCAATGGCACCGAGCGAGCGGGGCATATCGTAGCCCCACGCCATACCCGCCAGCGTGATCTTGCCCCAGTCCGTGTAGGCTACTGACAGCGCGTTCACGCACGGGCTGAACACCCGCTCTAGCTGCTCACGAGAGGCGATGATGGCACGGCCCGATTCGCCGGTCACCTGGCCACGGCTGACCGTGTTCCAGCCCGAAGCGTTCTCAAACGCACTCTTCTCCAGCGCCAGCGCCTCTTTGACATCGTTGCCAACGCTGAACCCCTGCACGGGCTGGATGCTGTCCGACATCGGACCCGCGCCACGGATTTCGATCATGGAGGTCACGCCGCCCATGAACGTTTCGGTGGCAATCGCGTTAGGTCGCGTCAGGAATCGGCCACCCGCATTGACGCGGATGTTCTCGATCCACTTGGACAACAACGCATTGGTCCGCATCTGGTGGTCTATCCACTGCTCCATGATGGGGCGAGGATAGTAACTGGGGTCGCTGGAACCGTCGCGGATCGGGACCACGGGAATCACGTTCCACATTAAGGGCGAGGGTCCGAACACGACTTCATCGCCAACGACCACCATCTGCAAGCCTTCGGGCAGCACATCGGGGTGCGGTTCCAGATAGACCGTGAACCGTTCCGTCACATCCTCATCGCGCAGACGCTGGCCTTCGCCAATCGTCGTCTGCGAGAGGACCCATGCGCCAATGCCTTCACTGCCGCTGTACGTCGGGCCGTTGCCCGTGGACATCATCGTATTGGCCGCATCCAGACCTGTGATGCCGTACCGATACGCCGCTTCGGAACGCGAGATCACCTCCCGAATAATGACCCAATGCGGTTTTTGAGTGGCGGTGGCGTTAGGCGAGACACGAACCTGCTCCACCCGAAGCGTTTGGCAGCCAATATCCCCCATTGGCTTCTTCTGCCCAGCGATGTCGCCCATGCGCTCGTCCCACGGGCCACGATTCGGATTCCAGAATTCGTGCCAGAAGGAAATGCCGTCCGTTTGCGCCCAGAATGAGGCTTCTCGCGCCATGCGCGGCATCTCCTGCTGCTCATACTGGTACTCCAGCGCCATCTGTTGAGCCTGGGCCTTGCGCCGATCCTCTGGGTCTTGCGTGACGGGCGTGACGGAGAAGCCGGGCTTCTGATCCATCATGATCTGGAGCCGCTGATCCAGCGCCTTGTCGATCATGTTGTAGACCACACGGGCGGCGTCACGCGGACGCGCCGGTTCCCGCCACGGACCCATGCCGCTGGCTGAAATCCACTGCTGTCCTGCCCGAAACAGGCGATTCCGCTCGACCAGGTGCAAGTGCATCTGCACGGCCTCGCGGCGGCTCTCCCACAACCCGCGACACCACGATGACCACGCGGACGGGTCGATGTTTTCTACGTCATCGGCGGCGGGGAAGTCATGGCCGTACAGTGCCCTCCGCAGCAAAGCGTCATTCTCCGACGCCGTGTTCGTGTTATTCGCTGGAGGATTCGGCGCAACCTTCTCATTCGGGCCAAGCGGGTCGTTTGACAGGCCTTCCATGAGACGGGCGAGTTCTGTCTCAAGAATCGGGCCTTCCAAGGTCGGAACCGTCGCCGTGCCTTCATCCAACATCCCCAGCGGATCAACGTCGTCGTAGAATACGGGTCCCGTCATGCGTCCACTCTCCCTACGCCAAAGGCGGCTCGGACCAAGTTCCAGTCGCGGAGTGCGTCATACTTTTCTCGAATGGCCTTGACCATGTCTTCTTGCGCCCATGCGTCAGGATACTGCATCGCCACCGCAATCAAATCCTCTGGCACCACCGCGTCATACGGGTCTTCGTCCACTTGCTCCGTTTCACGAACGGGCGCGAACAAGGCCACCGTCTCGCACAGGCGATGGATGGCATACAGGATGACAGCGGGCCAGAGGACGCGGAGCAGTTCGGTCACGAGCCGACGTAGCGTACCGTGAGGACAGGCGAGCCAGACGTATAGGCAGAGCATCGCGCCCGAATCGACGTATAACCGCCCGCGTTGACCGTCCACACGCCCACCGCCGTAGACGATGACGCCGGGGTGGCGCTGTTGCTGGGGATGCAGTTCAATGCCACCCAGTTGGCGTTATCCACCGTCGCTTCAAACGAGATGGTCGCACTCAACGTGCCCGTGATCTGGATGCCCACCACGCCAACGCTTGGCAAGCCAAACACGGTTGCCGCATCGTTTGCGGCAGCGACCGTGGTGGTTTCTTTGAGCAAGTTCCCAACAGACATCGCTATCTCCTGACGTTAGTTGCAGTCCCACGCACGAAGGGATTTGTTGATGCGGGAATCTGGATCGTTTGCCGTCTTGGCGCTGGTCAACTTGGCCTTGAGACCTTTCATCCTTCGGCAGAAAGCAATCCGTCGCTTGGCGCTGGTCGGGCTTTTCGCAGCTTCCGCTCGTTTGACCGGCGGCTTGATGTCTTTGCCAGCCGCCCGCAAGCTCGCCCGGCCTTTGTCGTTCAGGCCACCTTCGGGGTTTTGCCCCGCTTTTCGCTGCCATGCGGGCGAGGCCATGTTACGGCTGCTGGGCCTTCTTCAACTGCTTGTGCTGCTTGATCGCAATGGCCAAGAAGCCCGCGACCAGCGCCTTGATCACTTCGCCGTCCCACAGCGCCAGATCAGTCGGAATGTCCGCCCCGACAAAATCTGTCAGCGCCGTACCGACAGCGGCAATAGCGATAGCAAGTCCCTGCTTGACGTAGGCGGGCGACTTATCCACAAAGCCCACCATGGTTTTGATCCCATCAACCGCAAAGGGCGTGATGAAGCCAATGATGATCGGAGACAGAATCTTGAGGCCCAGCGTCATCGCGGCGTTCTCAAGCATCAGTCTTCCTCCTCTTCCATGTCGTCGTCTTCGTCGTCCATCTCGCCTTCGTCTTCGTCATCGCCGTTCAGCTTGGCTTCCAGCGCATCCATCCGCTCCATCAGCGCGTCGATCTTCGCGGATAAGCCTTCAGGGCTGGTTTCCTTGATCGGCTCATCGTCCTGGTCGTCCATCGGGTAGCCCTTATCGTCGCGCTTGGCCATCGCGCCTCGACCACCCATCGGCTTGCCCATGCCGATCACGACGGTCATGCCCGATTCCTTCATCGGCGCACTGTCCGTCAAACCTTTGCGCTTGAGCATGGGCTTACGGCCCAGCTTCTTGCCGAGCTTGCTCAACACGGCTTCCATGCCACCCTGTTCCATGTGCTTACCAGCCCGATCCGGGCAGTTGCGATTGGAAGTCTCCAGCGGGCCTGTTCGCCATCGCTGGGCCGTTCTCTGGGGAAACATACGGATCGTCGCCGTTTTTTCGCAAGCCTACCGGCGCTTCAGGCACCGCCCCCTGGACTCGATCCCAGCCATGCAGCGCCAAGGCCACCGCCATCACGCCGTCGTCGTGGAACCCGCTGGGCGCTTCGTAGCGGACGCCCGTCGCCGTATAGGTGAACTCAAACGCCTCCATCTCGCTGGTCAGCCAGCGGGCGTCTGCGCCGTCAGGCAGGGTCAGTTCCTTGCCTTGGAACGCCGCGACTAGTCGCTGCATCAAGCGGAGCTTGGACGATTGGGTAAACACATGGGGCGTGACATTTACGCCCATTGTTTGCAGATCGGCCACAATCGCATCGCCCACACCCGTCGCGTCGGCCACGATGGGCGTGTCTTCGACCTTGGCCTTGATCTTGGCCTTCGTAATGGCCCACGGGGCCTGCCAGCGGTCGAGGAAGGCCACTCGTCGGTAGGCGTCGAACCCCACCAGCACCGTAAAGTCCATGCTGCGGGCCAAGTCTACCCCGTAGACCACCACGGGCTGGTCTGACAGCGGCCCAAGACTGGCACGGATGGCCTCTAAGCCAAAGGGATTTGCGCCATCGTCGGTCGGTATCCCCTCAAATTCCTGAGCAAACACCTCGGGCGGCAATTCTTTCCGAGCGGCTTCCACCTCTTCGGCGGGGATGTAGGGGTTTTCTAGCGTGGAGGCGCGAAAAGACGCCCAATCGGGGTCTTCGCCCAATCCACGGTTGAATAGCACCACAAACCCGTGTCTGCGGCCCTTGGGGGTGCCTAATATCAGCGCCCGCCCCTTGAGATCGACCAAGGTGGGACGGATCGCGGACTGCCAGACCTCTAGCAAGTCCCGTGTAATACCGGCCTCGTCGATCACCACCAAGGCGTATTTTCGCCCTCGGGCTGGGTCTGGGG